TGCTGTAACTCCAGTTCCTGTTTCTGTTACAGGCATAGTAACTGTAAATGTATTTGCATTTGGAACTGTTATAACTTCAAATGAATTCGTTTCAAAGTTAGCTGTTGTAAAACTAGTTGTAGGAGCTCCTGGTGTTGTAACACTTGAAAATTTTAACAAGTCACCAACTTCAAGACCGTGTGCGTTTTTATTAATGGTTACAGTTGCAGATCCTGTAGTTGATGTATAAGTACAACTTGTTAAAGCTGTTCTTAAAGGTGTAATATCATAAAAAACCTCATCAAAGAGAACATATAAAACTTTGTTTGTACCAATAGCTACATATCGTCTACCAGTTAAATCAAACCAAGAATGTATGTCTCTAGCTGCACCTACTAATATAGATGAATTAATCTGTTCCCAGCCACCTATCTTTTCAGGTGATCCATATTGAAAACGTACGTTATCTCCATCAATCCAACGTCCTTCTGCTTGAGATGCAGTATCATTCTTATCAAAGCCTGGAGGTAAGGGTATCTTTTTTAATGGCATATTTATGCCTATTATAGCACTTAATTAACAACGTTTAAACTTTGCTTGCCCTTCAGCTCCGGTTGCAGTCTGTTGTTTATTAAATCCAGGTTTGAATTGTATTTTTTGTAAAGGCATAAGTATCCTTTATATATGTATATATTAATAAATACACTACTTTTTTGGAAGAACTATATTCCAATCTATATTAGATAGCAACTGTTCTAAGTTTATTTGTTTTAAATCACTTATTCTCATGTATTTGATAAGTTCTTGAGTATCAACTAATATCCAATTTTTATCATCTTCAAATAAGACCTTATCTGCCTGACTTTTAGAATTAATAAGCTTTCCTTTTTTATCATTAAAATCTTTTAAAAATCTTATATCAAATTTTAAGTATTGATTAGATAGTCTTTTAATATTTCCTTCTACTTGCCAATCTTCACCTTCATTCCATTTAATGTTTGAGAGATATTGATTAACAAATTCTATATTCATGAAATGAATATAATTTATTTAACTGAATAATTTTTTTATAAAACCTTTAAAACTTTTTTCTTCGTAATATTTAATACATTCTGCTATCGTTTGCTGTCTAATATACTCGTCTCTAATTTCTTGTGACGAGGGCTGGGGTAATTCACTATCCCATCTATCTATAATAAACTGACCTGCGGAAGTTAAATCGTAGCTAGCACCAGGGGCCAAAGACTTCATTACAGTATTAATGCCCCAAGAAAAGCCATTCTCGTTCGTATAAGCTTTAATAGTTTCTTCTATATTAAGTTTTTTTATAATCATTTAATAAATTTTATTTCCAATGTGGACCAAAACCCCACATAGCAACACTTTTTCTTATACCTTTTGTAACAGGTTTAACAGCATGAAAAAATATAGATGGAAATATTAAAATACTTCCTGGTTTAGATAATTCTTTTATTTCCGTTTCTTTTGAAGAAAAAATCATAAATTCACCTCCTTTATAATCTTGTTCTGATGTATTTATCAGAAAAGTTAATTTAGAAGTATAGGGCTCTTGTTGTGATTCTCCATCATAATGAAAGTTATAACATCCATTATTTTTTGAATCATAAATATTTAAAAATATTCTATTATAATCTGTAATTTTATAAAGATCAAAACCAAAAACTGTATTATTTATAAAATGTAAATATTCAACTGCTTTTTTTAAAATTAATTTACATTCTTTATATTGAGATACTATTACTTCACATTTTTTTAATGATCCTTGATGTATATCATTCCAATTTTTATCTCTATTTATTAAAATTGTTTTATTAATTTTTTTAACTTCTTCTTTAGTAAAAAAATTTTCATTAAAATACCAATGATGTTTCATAATATTAATTCAGTTAAATTTTTATTATTACCGATTGCGCCTTTAATAAAGACATTAAAAGCTAAACTTATTCTAGTATTAGTTCCTTCTTTATTTTCAACCATGTGAGTTAAAGAAGAGGGGAACATTACTAAATCTCCAGTTTTAACAGTAAACCACCAAGATTCAGAGTTCCATAGATTCCAAGTTTTAATTTCTGGTTTAATAGTTTTATAATTATCATTAAAAAATTTAATTTTATCTAATTCTTTATGGCAATTAATATAAAAAACTCCAGATACTAGTGAATTAGGATGAGCATGTTTGTGATGAAATTGATTCGTTTCTGTATAGTTTAACCAAGATTGCGTAATGTAAGGTGTAACTGCATCAGTCGAAGATATTACTTTTTTAAAATAATCTTTTACTCTTAAATCTAATTCTTTCTTAAGATTTAAAAATGGCTTCTCATTTAAAATGTAATTATTGTTAGATGTAATATTGCCTTCATTTTTATAAAAATCTTTTTTGTTTTTATCTACGAATTTTAATTCTAAAGGTGTTAATTTTCTATCTAATTTAGACATATAGATAGGAGTTGGGAATATTCCGTTAATAACTGCTTCTGTCATTCTGACTTTTTTTAAACTATTTTAGATAGTTTGTAAAGTCCAAGATAAAGTAGATTCGTTCCAAATATATATATTTCCATCTTGTGGGTAAGGTATTGGAGAATTCCAATTACATGTTTGTTCATTTAAAATAAACGAATTGAATGGTTTAGGTGGAATAAAAGCATCTCTTTGTGAATCGTAAGTATATCCAATACTCGCATGGTTTTTTCTAAAAGGTGTACCTCCTAAAGAATGTACTCCTGCATTTGTATTATAAGACGTTTGTTTCCAAATAGCGTTAGGTTCATTGTAAAGTGTTTTTAAAAAATTAATTCCTAGCTGCTCTTGTTCTATACCGTTTAAATCTTTTAATACTTCATTAACAACAGAAACTACTATTGTTACTATATTATTTTCTATTTTTGCAAAACTAGCCATTATGCTGTGTAACTCCCACTTCCGTTAAATACTAAAATTTTATTACTTCCTGATGTAGATTCTGTAGGTGAACCTGTTGTTGCGCCAGAAAAACTTGAAAGTGGCATACTTAATATAACAACTCCTTTTCCTCCCGCACCTGCATTAGCAGGAGTACCACCAACAGAATCAAGACTTCCACCACCACCGCCTCCACCGGTATTTGCATCTCCTGGTGTACCAGCACCACCAGATTGTACTCCAGTATTTGTTCCACCATTTCCTCCACCACCTGCTCCACCTGGGCCGCCAGCTGAATTTCCATTAGGAGTTTGATTTCTACCTCCACCTCCGCCACCACCTGCTCTTGTTACAGAAGAACCAGTTATTGAAGAAGCTGTACCTGCACCGCCTGTGCCAGCAATCGTATGAAAAACACCATTTCCACCTACTGCACTAGCACCACCACCTGCTCCAGTAGCATCACCAGAACCACCGATTGATGAACCACCTGAATTACCTTGACTTGGTACCGTGCTTGGTGTGTTACCTGCGCTTCCTGCGATAGTTCCTCCACCTCCTCCTCCTCCACCAGAACCACCTGTTGTTCCACTTAAAGCATACCCACCACCTCCTCCACCTCCAGCAGAAGTTATTGTAGTTAAATTTGTTCCTGAAATTTCTGAAGGTGAACCTTGAGGACCATTGTTACCAAGACCACTTGCGCCACCGGCTCCTCCATCTCCAACTGTTATTGTAATTAATGTTCCTGAATCCACTGTTTGAGTTGATGTTCTATATCCACCTGCACCTGCGCCACCACCTATGTTTGAAGCACCTCCACCACCCCCAGCTATAACTAAAAATTCTATCGAATATGGAGGTTTTTTTCCGCCAGTCAATCCAAATCCTTTTGCCGAACCTGCGCCGCGGGAAGAGAGAATAGGCATTATATAGTCTCCTATTTAAATTGTGTTAAGGCTGCTAGTACTGTGTATGTTGATGCTGCTGTTTTAAGAGCTGTGTAAGTGTAGACATCATTAGATGAAGCGTTTCCAGCTGTTGGAGCTGCACCACCTTGATAAACAACTGTAACGTTTGTTGTTGTTCCATCAACCTGTACTACGTTGTTATAAAATGTTGTGTTGCCTTGTTTTGTGATTAACGCAACAGTTACAGATTCACCTGTATTTAAAACTGCATTTAATGCATTAGATGCATCACCTCTTAAATTGACTGTAAAGTTTGCACCTAAGTCAACGTTTTGAAAATAAACAGCTTGTGTAAGTACGTCATATGTAAATGATGTTATAAAAGTTGTAGAAATTGTTGCACCTTCAAATACACCAAATATTTTAGTTTCTCCATTTGCTGTAATTCTTCCAGTTCCTTTTGGTGTTAAAGTTATACCAACATTAGTGTCACCACCCGTTGCTGAGATAGCTGGATTATTTCCTGTTGCCGCGTTTGTAACGGATATTTCATTTACTGCAGATGCTGTGGTTGCAAATTTAATTTGCTCATTACCATTTTCATCACCAATAAAATTACCACTATCAATTAAAATATTTTTTGCATTAGTATCTAAATTTGCAGCTAATTGTGGAGCAGCGTCATTTGATAATTTTCCAATGTTAGAATCTACAACATCAGTTCCATTTAAATATAAAAGTTTTGTTCCTTTATCTGTTGCAGAGAAAGTAACTCCTGTTTGACCTGCAACTTTTACTGTTACAGTAAAAGCACCTGATGTACTATTTTTAATTACATAAACTTTTTCATCTGGTCCTGTTGCATCTGAAGGAATAGTAACATCTACGTTTCCTGTAATAGTTCCTGAAAGTTCTAATACTGCATTTTTACCATTTGAAAGAGCACCATTAGTATATGTTAATGTAACTCCTGTTGTTGCATTTAATGCAACTGATTCATAACCAGCAATTGCTTGTTGAAGAATAACTAAGTTTGTATTTGTAATATCACCCCATGTACCGGCGTTTTCGCCTGTAACTTGAATTTCTAGTTTAAGGTCTGTTGAATAACTTGATGCCATATTAATTCCTTATGTTTATTTTATTAAATTTATGCGGCTGTGTCAATCTCTGTCCAAGTAACAACAGTTCCGGTGTTAATTTTAGTCCAGCTTTGAACACTAGCGCTATTTTGAGATATAGTCAATATATTTCCTGT